GTCTCGGCAGTTTACTATATGTACCCGCTCAGATACAAAAAAGAGTAAAATAAGCAGTTAATTCATAGTAAAAAACTATCAGTACTGGGGAGGCTATCTCTTTGATAACTAAAGAGAAACTCATGCCCTAGAATATGCGCCTCGTCCTCTGCTAAAAGGACTGGAATCTGCGCCTTGTCCTCAGAGGTTTATACACCAATACTAAAAAAGACTTGACAAATCTAAAAAAGTATGATATAATAATAGTACTATAGAGAAATAAGCAGATGAGCTTTAGCTTATCCTAGAATATCCTAGTACATTCCTATTACTATCCCCTAAGACCACTTTAGCTTTTTAGCTTTAGTGATAATCTGTAGAGACTAATGAGTTCTAAAGAACCAGTTAAGAAGCGTGGAAGACCCCCTAAGTCCCTTGTAGAATCAAAAAAGAAGGGTAACAGAGGGCTTAGAGGTAGACCTCCTGGTGACGCTGCTGCTATAAACGAATTTAAAGCTAGACTCTTAGCTTCACCTAAGTCTAAGAAAGTGATGGATAGTATCCTAAACGCTGCCTTGGACGATGACCATAAGAATCAAGCAGCAGCTTGGAAACTCTTAATGGATAGGATGTTACCTTTGTCTTACTTTGACAAGGACAAGGTGGGTGGTGGTAAGAGTTCTATTAACATTACTATATCTGGTGTTGGTGACGCTCAGGTGATACCAGAAGCAGAGCCAATAGAAGCCGAGTTCACAGAAGCCGATGATTGAACTAAAACACTTTACGATAGACGAGTTCAACTGTCAGTATAGTGGAGAGAACGAGATGAAAGATACCTTTCTCCACAAACTAGACCAGCTTAGGTATTTGTGTGACTTCCCTTTTGTAATCACCTCTGGGTATCGCTCAGCTGACCACCCGATAGAGGCAAAGAAAGACACGCCAGGTACTCATGCTCAGGGCATAGCAGCAGACATTCAAGCCTTGTCTGGAGATAGAAAGCATACGATAGTCAAACACGCTATGGCTATGGGCTTTACAGGCATCGGCATAGCAGATACGTTTATCCACGTAGATACGAGAACTACAACACCAGTTATTTGGACTTACAACTAATTGAAACTTCCCAACAATCTCTCACCTTAATACGGATTAGGGGTAAATCGTTGGTTGTATTGTCCTACTTAGAAGGAAAAATGTAATGGAAGCTGTAATAGCTAAAGCAAAAGCCATAGCAGAAGACTTAGGTCTTAGGCTTTCTGCTGTAAATAATCTAACACTTGGCGGTACAGCTATAGGGCTGACTGCTTACGCTGTCGTGGTAACCCTTATACTGGTGCTGTGACAGATTTAAATGTTGAGCTACTTGACTGGCAGAAGAAGGTCTTTAACGACAACGCTAGATTCAAGGTAATAGCTGCTGGTAGACGAACAGGTAAGTCCCGCCTAGCTGCATGGATGTTAATCATCAATGCACTGCAAGCTGAAAGAGGTCATGTCTTTTACGTAGCCCCCACACAGGGACAAGCTCGTGACATCATGTGGTCTACACTGTTAGAACTGGGACATCCAGTCATAGCAGGTAGTCATATCAATAACCTTCAGATAAAGCTGGTCAATGGAGCAACTATATCTTTGAAGGGTGCTGACCGTCCAGAAACTATGCGTGGTGTCTCACTCAAGTTTCTAGTAATGGACGAGTACGCTGATATGAAGCCAGAGGTGTGGGAGCAGATACTACGTCCCGCCCTAGCTGACCAGAAAGGTTCTGCCTTGTTCATTGGAACACCGATGGGGCGTAACCATTTCTATGAGTTGTTCAAGTACGCTGAGTTAGGCGATGACGAAGACTTTAAGTCATGGCACTTCACCAGCTACGACAACAACATCATAGACCCAGCAGAGATAGACAGAGCCAAACGCTCTATGTCGTCTTACGCTTTTAGACAAGAATTTATGGCTTCCTTTGAGGCTATGGGTTCTGAGATGTTTAAGGAAGACTGGGTACGCTATGAAGAAGACGAGCCTGATGGTGGTGAGTATTACATAGCGGTTGACCTTGCTGGCTTTGAAGAAGTTGGTAAGAAACGCACAAAGAACACCAAGCTAGACTCAACAGCAATAGCTGTAGTTAAAGTACAAGACGATGGTGAGTGGTGGGTTGCCAACATCATCACAGGTAGATGGGACTTAAACACTACTGCTGAGAAGATACTACAGGCTGTACGTGACTATAAACCTATCTCAGTAGGGATAGAGAAGGGCATAGCTAGACAAGCCGTCATGTCCCCTCTGAGCGACTTGATGAGGAAGTACCAGACATTTTTCCGTGTAGACGAACTGTCTCATGGTAACAAAAAGAAGACTGACAGGATTATGTGGTCTTTACAGGGACGGTTTGAGAACGGAGTCATTAGCCTAAACAAAGGCGAATGGAACATGAAGTTCTTAGATGAGCTATTTCAGTTCCCTAATGACCTAGTACATGACGACACAGTGGATGCTCTGTCTTACATTGACCAGTTAGCTAAAGTGGCCTACGGCATAGGTGAAATGCCACAGGATGAGTACGAGTTTATAGATGTGGTATCAGGATACTAATTTATGAAAGAAAAAGAAATGTTCCTTGAGACGCTAGAAAGCTGGCTAGAGACTAAGCTGGATGGCTGGCGTGACCACTTCGATGCTAATTACTCAGAGAAGTTTGACGAATACTATCGCCTATGGCGTGGCATCTGGTCTTCTGATGACCGTACAAGAGACTCAGAGCGTTCAAGGATTATCAGTCCTGCACTACAGCAAGCTGTTGAATCTTCTGTAGCAGAGATAGAAGAAGCTACCTTTGGGCGTGGTAAGTGGTTCGACATCAAAGATGACCGCAATGACCCTGAGAAGGCTGACATAGTTTACCTACGTGAGCAGCTACACGAAGACTTTGCACAGCACAAAGTACGTAAAGCTGTAGCTGAGTCACTAATCAATGCTGCTGTGTTCGGTACTGGCATAGCTGAGATAGTCCTAGAGGACGTTAAAGAGATGGCTCCTGCCACACAGCCTATCATGGGTGGTGAGCTACAGGCAGTAGGCGTAAACATTGTAGAGAAGACTACGTGCAAGCTACGTCCTATCATGCCTCAGAACTTCTTGATTGACCCTGTTGCTACTTCTGTGGAAGAAGCTATGGGCGTAGCCATAGATGAGTTTGTTCCTATGCACTACGTTGAGCAGATGCAGGAGAAGGGTGTATTCAAGGATGTTCATGTCGGTGAAGCATCACCAGACTTTGACATTGAGCCAGACCAAGAACTTACTCGTTATGAAGACGATAAAGTAAGACTTACGAAATACTACGGTTTAGTACCTAAGCACCTCCTTGATGACGCAGATGTCGATGAAGACGATGAAGTAGTCGATTTGGGCGAAACTGAAGAGGACGAAGGTTACTATGTAGAAGCTATCGTTGTGTTAGCTAACGGTGGCATTCTGCTCAAGGCAGAGCGTAACCCCTACATGATGCAAGACCGTCCTATCGTGGCTTTCCCGTGGGATGTAGTACCCGGTAGGTTCTGGGGTCGTGGTGTCTGTGAGAAGGGTTACAACAGCCAGAAGGCTTTGGACGCAGAACTAAGAGCAAGAATAGACGCTCTGGCACTGACAGTCCATCCTATGATGGCTATGGATTCTACACGTATCCCAAGAGGGTCACGTTTAGAGGTTAAACCCGGCAAGCTGATTCTGACTAATGGTGACCCACGAGAAGTGCTACAGCCATTTAACTTTGGTCAGGTAAATCAGATTACTTTTGCTCAGGCTGCTGAGTTGCAGAAGATGGTACAGACAGCTACTGGTGCTATCGACTCTGCTGGTATTCCAGGTTCAATCAATGGGGAGGCTACCGCTGCTGGTATCTCCATGTCTCTTGGTGCAATCATCAAGCGTCACAAGCGCACACTGATTAACTTCCAAGAGTCTTTTGTCATTCCATTTGTCACTAAAGCTGCTCACAGGTATATGCAGTTCAACCCCGAAGCGTATCCTGTTGCTGATTACAAGTTTGTGGCCTCTAGCTCTCTGGGCATCATCGCCAGAGAATATGAAGTAACTCAGCTTGTGCAGCTACTACAGACAATGCCAGCAGACTCCCCGTTGTACCTCTCACTGATTCAGTCAATCATTGATAACATGAATCTATCAAATCGTGAGGAACTAATAGAGCAACTAGCTCAGGCAAGTCAGCCTACACCAGAGGCACAGCAAGCAGCTCAGGCAGCACAGCAAGTACAGCTTGAGTTCCAGCAGTCACAGACTAATGCACTCAACGGTCAAGCTGCTGAGTCGCAAGCCAGAGCGCAGAAGATTGTTGCTGAGACCCAGGCCATTCCAGTCGAGCTGGAGAATGACAGGATAAAAGCTGTGTCTACTAACATCAGAGCTGGTGACCAGGACGATAAAGAGTTTGAGAGGAGAATTAAACTAGCCAATACGCTATTGAAGGAACGTGAGATAGCTGTAAAGGAGCAAACCAATGGTCAGCCATCGTGAGTTAGAAGCAGTAGTCGCACAGGTGAATGCTGAGTTTGAACGTCTTAATAACCGCATAGCGGAGTTAGAGAATGCCAAAGAAGAAAGACCCACGCCTAGCAAGAGTAGGAGTAAGCGGGTTCAACAAGCCAAAGAGGACACCGAGTCATCCAACTAAGTCTCATGTCGTTGTCGCTAAAGAAGGCGATAAAGTAAAGACTATTAGGTTTGGACAGCAGGGTGTTAGTGGTGCAGGTAAAGCACCTAAGACTGCTAGTGAGAAAGCTAGACGTAAATCTTTTAAGGCTAGACACGCTAAGAATATCTCTAAAGGAAAAATGAGTGCAGCTTACTGGGCTGACAAGGTAAAGTGGTAATGTCTTTATACAAAAATATACACGCTAAACGCAAACGAATAAAGGCTGGTTCAAATGAACGTATGCGTAAACCCGGTTCAAAAGGTGCGCCTACCAACAAGGCGTTTAAAGCAGCAGCAAGAACAGCTAAAAAGAAATGACAAAGGTAAAGGCAGAGAAGTTAGACGCTTTATTCTTTCTAGTACAGAACACTGCTGGTAACTGGACACCTGAAGAAGTCATGGAGATGTATTACTACATCGAGCAAGAGATAGAACCTTTTGATGAGCCCACAGCTACAGTTTTAGATTTAATTGAAAGCAAGGAGCAACACTGATGCCAAAAGTAGGCGGTAAAAGTTACCCATATACTGCAAAGGGTAAAGCAGCAGCTAAGAAAGCTAAAGCTAAGATGAAGAAAGGCAAATACAAAAAGTAATCGTCCCGTAAGGAGAAACGATGGAAAAAGAACTTGAGGAATACTACAACAACTTCTTTGAGACATTTAGAACAAAAGGCTGGAAACAGCTAATCGAAGAAGTAGATAACAACATAGAACAACTTGATAACTTAGAGGCTACTAAAGACGAACAAGACCTTTTCTACAGGAAGGGACAACTTGCAGTCTTTAATAACCTAAAGAATCTGGAGCAGTTAATGATTGCTGCTCAAGAGCAAGCAGAGTCTGAGGATAACGAAGATGATGCTATTTGACTTTAAGTGTGACAAAGACCACGTAACAGAGAAGCTGGTAAGTTCTGACGTAACAGAGGTTACCTGTCCTGAATGTGATGGAGTTGCACTTAGGCAAATATCTGCTGTTCGCTCTAAGCTAGACCATATTAGTGGTGACTTCCCAGGAGCTACTATGAGATGGGCTAGACAGCGTGAAGAGAAGATAAAACACGAGCGGAAGACAAGCGAATAGCCCTTCCTCCTTTTAAAGCCAATATCCACAATGTTTAAGCACGGAGTTTAATAATGGCTAAATTTATTGATGAGCGTCCCGAAGAGGAAAACGCAGATACCACCGAGTCCTTTGAAGCTGTAGAAGAAGAAGTTGCAGTAGAAGAGGATAACTCAATACCTGATAAGTATCGTAACAAGTCTGTTGAAGAACTGGTACAGATGCACCAAGAGGCTGAGAAGCTGGTTGGTAAACAAAGTTCTGAAGTAGGTGAGTTGCGTAAAGTGGTAGATGACTACATTACTCAGCAGACACAACTCTCGCAGAAGCAAGAACCTGTCGAAGAAGTAGACTTTTTCGCAGAGCCGGACAAGGCTGTTAGTAACGCTATAGACAATCACCCGTCTGTCCAAGAAGCAAAGCAGATGGCACAGGAGTACCGTAAAAGTACTGCTCTAGCACAACTTCAATCAAAGCATCCTGACATGAATGCTATCTTGCAGGATGAGAAGTTTGTTGAGTGGGTAAACGGTTCTGCTATGCGCTCTAGGTTGCTGAAACAGGCAGACCAGCAGTACGACATAGATGCAGCAGATGAACTTTTTTCTAACTGGAAAGAACGTCAGCAACTTCTAGGCACGACTGCTGAGGCTGAGAAGTCACAGCGTAAACAGCAAGTCAAAGCAGCAGCTACTGGCAGTGCTAGTGGCAGCGGTGAAAAGGCTTCAAGAAAAATCTACAGAAGGGCAGACATTATTAATCTTATGAGAACTGACCCTAACCGCTACCAGGCTATGTCAGAGGAAATACTGAAAGCCTACTCTGAGGGAAGGGTCAAAAGCTAAAACTATAGGAAACTATTATGGCTACTTCCACTTATCCCGCTATGGGCGGTGCTGTTGATAATACTTCAGCAGCAACTTTTATCCCAGAAATATGGTCTGATGAGGTAATTGCTGCCTATCAGAAGAACCTTGTTCTGGCTAACCTTGTTACCAAGATGTCTATGACAGGCAAGAAAGGTGACACTCTTCACATTCCTAAGCCAGTTCGTGGCTCTGCTAATGCTAAATCAGTTAACACTGCTGTAACATTGCAGGAAAACACTGAAAGTGAAGTTTCTATCACTGTCGATAAGCACTTTGAATACACTCGTCTTATCGAAGACATCACTGACGTTCAGGCTCTGGCTTCTCTGCGTACATTCTACACAGGTGATGCTGGCTACGCTCTGGCAAAGCAGGTTGACGATGACCTGTTTGCTCTGGGCAAGTCTCTGGGTGACGGTGATGGCTCTGACTGGACTCACAGCAACGTCTACTACCCAGACGCTTCTACTGGTCTGACAGCCTATGCTGTTGACACTGTAGTTGCTGCTGACGTATTTAGCGATGCTATCTTCCGTGACCTCATCCAGTTGGCTGACGATGCAGACGTTCCTATGGACGGTCGTGTGTTCGTTATTCCACCTAGCCTTCGCAATGCTATTATGGGCATTGACCGTTACGTGTCTTCTGACTTCGTAGATGGTCGTGGCGTAAGCAATGGACTGATTGGTAACCTGTACGGCATTGACGTATATGTTACTTCTAACTGTCCTACCATTGAAACTGCTGCTGAAAACTCAGCGGGTGGTGCTGTTAAAGCCTCCATGCTTGTTCACAAGGACACTATGGTTCTTGTTGAGCAGATGGGTGTACGTTCACAGACACAGTACAAGCAGGAATATCTTGCTAACATGTACACTGCCGATACTCTGTACGGTACTGGTGTACTACGTGCTGACTCTGGTTTCGTACTGGCTGTCAACGCCTAAGTAATAAGAGTAAGACGGGGGTGTAAAAGCCCCCGCATCTTTTAATATCTAAGAACACGGTTAGGCAGGAATATGACTGATTATACTAAATCTACAAACTTTGCTACAAAGGACTCGTTGCCTTCTGGCAATCCTGCCAAGATAGTTAAAGGCACAGAAATAAACACAGAGTTTGACAACATAGCGACTGCTGTTGCTACTAAGTCAAATTCAGCTTCTCCTACATTTACAGGCACACTTACTGCTGCCGATGTATCCATCACAGGAAACACCACACTAGGTAATGCTGCAACTGACACTGTAACTATCACAGCAGATGTAGCTTCTAATGTTATCCCCAGTGCAGACAGCACATACACTCTAGGGGACACTTCTAATTATTGGTCACACGGCTATGTCGATGCAGTTACCACAACAGGTGACGTATCAGTCGGTGGCAATCTAACGGTAACAGGCAATGCGACAATATCTGGCAATCTTACTTTTGGTGATGCAT